TCATCTCTTCTTTTGGTAAAGTAGGTTTAGGTTTAAGAGGTTCATCAAAAGGAGGGCAATAAGTTTCTCCCCCATCCAAACGAGGACTACAAGCTTGTGCTGCAGCACACCATGCTACTGCACCAATAATACAAGTTGCATAAATTTTATTCATTTGGCCAGAAGTGATCGAATCTTAGTATGTAGTATATCACAATACTAACACAAATTACAAGTATTGCAATCATCCATACAATACTCCAAACAATCATATCATTGACATTGCGTGTTGTAGTTCTTTCGCATGCTTTAATTCATCTTCTGCTATCTCTGCTATCTTCTTATCCTCTGGATGCCATGCATTATACTTAACATAAGTTTCATAAGCATGTGCTTCAATCTTCATGTTGATATCATAAGCGTTAAGAGGATCGACAAGATAATACCCAACCATGATCCAATAATAAACCAAAACAAGGTGTTTGGCAAAGAACCGATCAATCCAATATTTATTTCCTTCTCGAAGTTCCATCTCTTCCAAATGTTCCGTTTCATTTAATGCCTGATAGAAATGTTCCTTCATTAAGTATATGTGATCTTCTCCNCTAAGTCCTAGTGACTCACGAAAATGTAATACACTGATAAATGAAAAGTATGGTGCTCTTGCAATAACTTCTAGCACCCAGAACCTTTGAAAATCTCTACCTCTGTATAGAAAGTCTAGAATGGTGATGGTGGTGTCTAACACCCATGTATTAAATTGTTTCATACCCAAGCATAATATGTGGACAAATAAATTGCGATACCAACTGTTCCAAACAAAATACATGATGATCTGATTGGTAAGTCTTTCATAGTACCTCTTTATCTTTGTAAGTATTTATACTTATAAGATTTCTTTTCTAATCCAGTCTATAGGTAGATCAGGTTTCCCGAACATATCAAGTTGTAGACCATTAGCATCTACGAAGAGATCGTCTTCCGCTTCCTTTCGACAATGCTGCCAGTAATATGTGTTATCTTCTCTTCGATATAGGTACGAAGTGTCGTGTGAAGTGATGGGGAACATTGCGATACACGTTTGCTTGTGTTGCCAACAGGGGTCAAGTGCTCTCTTTTCATATTCAGTCACGTTGTCTCCAATCATCAGACCTGGTATTTCTAAACCAATCTGCTATATCATCAGCACCATTAAATCCTTTCTTACTTGACTTAGGATCTCCTATATCCAAATACTTTAAACAGGATCCATCTTCATCTGTTGCCATCCTCCTTGCTATGCTTATCATTCCTCTAGCTGATGTATTTGCCCTTGCCAATTTCTCTGCCCATATCATATCTTCTATCCCTACTTCTGTTCCTGCTGCAATAGATTTGCAGATGCCTTCAAGACGAAGACGATATTTTGTAGATAACATTTACTAATAGTATTGATAAGCTTGTACTATCTATTAGTATAGCAGATACCTTTTTATTGTGCGTTCTGATTTCAATAAAAATTTACTGATTCTCGTAAGGATTGATACTTTCTTCGGTTCGTGATAAGGTAAAATTTCCTTGAATCTATGTGTCATTGCCAATACTCATCTAATACATCTAATACTTTATTAAGATATTCATTCGCTCCAATACATTCCCATTGTCCTTTCTCTCCTATCTCGCACTTATAGTGTAGTTCTCTTTTAAGTTGCATGAGTCTATTCGTCATTGCAACCTTGTCTAGTCTACCGTTCATTATTCTTCCTTGATACAATACTCTGCAGCATGCGGGTTATCGAAACCTTCCAGATCTTCCCTTGCTTGTTTTATAGCGTTATATGCATCCTCTGCGTACTCACATATTTCATAATGATGATTCTGGTTATCATGATAACCTACTGTGTAATGTGACATTTTAGCACCACAATTCTACTATACTAGCTATAATAGCATAGCATTTCAGTGTGTAGTTGTGTATCAATTATTGCTTTTTGCTGATATTAGTAGGTTGCTTACAACAATTCTCATCATGATCTTTTTGTAGATCAGCTATAGCGTTCTTAATTGTAGTGATACGCTTTTTTGTTTGTTTTTGGGAGTTTTCCACTTCTGATTTTTGTTCCTGATGTCTCGCCTTCGCCCTTCGGATTTTTACCTGGATTGGATTTCCCTAGATTTGCAGATGGTTTTGGTTTTTTACTTTGTGTATCGTGTAGTCTTGCAGGTTTGTCTTTGTCTTTTGTAATGACTGACTCTTGACCATGCTTGCGTCCTAGACGACGCATCACTTTTCCAAATCTACGTTTTGACATTCCTTTGCCAGGACTTGTTTGGTATGTGACCTCACGACCTGTGCCTTCTTTGCCATCGTCGGATTTGTATTTATATTCTCCTACACCCTTTTTGTAACCAATACCTTTTTTCTTTAAATCTTTTTCGAGACCTTTACGTTTAGCTCGATTCGCTTTCTCATCAGATCCCCTATCAGCACTTATATTACCAGTCTGTTTTGTCTTAGACTTGGTTAACATACGTGTTGTAGGATTGCCTTCTACTAATTTGATGAAATCCTGATAATACATAACTTTTAAGTTTTCTTTTTGTGCCAACTTATTCGCAGTTGCATACATGACACTCTTAGCGTCATCCCCATATAGGCGATTGAAACTCTTNTTCTTGCGTTTCATCGCCATTACAATTTTCTCTGCCTTTTGATTTACGGCTGGCATTATCCACCAACTACTTGTATTTCTTCAAGTGCTATTGCATTGCCTGTGACTGCTACTTTAGTAGCACGCTTCATGACTGCTTGAGGTCCTGATGCGTATGTGTAATCAGCTGATGCACTTGATGAGTCTATGTCAGTACTAACGAAATTACCTACAACTGCAGTTATCTTTTTACCTGCAGTTCCTGCAGAAAGAAAATTACTATCAATAGCAGGTGAAGTACTATCATCTTCTACAGCAATAAAATCTCCCACTGAGAATGGATGACTTGATGATGTTTCATGTAGGTGTCTACCTAATGTATAATCTGCTGTGGAATCGTCAACACCTTTCACAATCTTTGCATGACCTGGCTTACCACCTTTAAGTAGTAATGCTTGATCTTGAATCAAAGTGATTGCAGGTCCGTCATTAAATGCTACTGTAGCATCTCCTGCGGTTGCTATAACACGATAAAACCCAGTCTTTACGACTTGGTATTCTGTGGCACCTGCTGCGATTGCGTTTGTGCTTAGTACGTTAAGAACTGTCATTTCTTGTCGGTTGTCTTGTCTTCTGTATCTTTATTTATATTTTTTAGCATCTTCTGTAGATCAGTCGTGCTTCCTACAAAGAGTGCATTGGTAGTATTATTAGTCACCTTCTTATCTTCTGCATCTAACTCTTTCATCTTTCGTTGTAAATCTATAAGTTTCTCTGTAGTATCTGCAACGTTTTTAATCATCAAAGCAGCAACTTCATATGCTCTAGGATGATCACTACTCTGTGCAACCTCTAGAATACCATCTACTGCTTCTTGTCCTTTGGATACTAGATTGTGCATCTGTGCACGTGCAGTCTCGTAGTCATGTCTNACATCATCCTCTTGACTTTTTTTAAGAAGAGGTTTAACTTTATCGACATGCTTCTTTAAATCACCTTTCGGTTCTTCTCCAAATGCTTTGTCTAGTCCAGAAAATTCCATTAGATTGCCTCATCCTGTCCACTTACAGGATTGTATTTCTTCATGTCAGTATACTCAGAATATATTTCACCGAATCCAAAGTCATCATCAGATTCTAGTAGAGCATTATCAGCAGCATTAACTATGAATACATTTGATCCTACACTATGAACTGTAGGAGTTGACTTCTCATATCCTCTGATAACACTTAAATTATTACCAACTTTGTTGGTGACTCTCATAAGTTCAGCACCAATGTATATGTTGTCATATTGATTAATACCAGAAGCATTAGCAACTGAGAAACCAGTAGCAGTTTTACTAATGGTAGCAGAGAGAGTTGTTGCTACTGTGCCATCTCTATCAATAGTAGATTCTGGTTGTACAGTATATCTTCTTGCTCTTGGTGCAGTGTTTGTATCTGTATTTGCATAGTAATCCACTTGAGTTTTTCTGACAACTTTTGCATCTGTGACAGGACCGTAAAGATATGTTTTAGCAGTAAATTGTAGTGTGTATATAATTGCTCTACGAGTTGCAAAGTCTCCTTCATAGTCATCTTCATAATCTATACTTTGTAAAACTATGGGTACGTCTTTTGTTTCTCCTATTGTTGTTAATAGTTTTACAGATAGATTATAATGAGGTTGAAATATAGGTAATATCTGTTCTATAATTTGTAAACCATCATCTTGATTTTTCGATATAATTGCTAGTTCAAATCCTATATTATAAGGAACAGGCATGTAAGCATTTTTATTTTCGTCTGCGTCTTTCTTAAATTTAATTTTTTGTGTAGGTGATACTTTTCTTGAAGAATCGTATTCAATACCACCTATCTCAAATGATAATCTTGGAAGAGTTATCTGCACTCTTTTGTTTGTAGGATCAGGGTTCTGATCTAAACGTGCTAAAAATTTCTGTTTAGGACCATAAGCAAGAGGTACTTTCATGACCTCATCATTCCTTCGGATCTCTATATTATTAAACAGAGTTCCAAAAGATACAATTGTCTTACGAAAAATTTCGTTGTATGAATAAGTTCCTAGCATTAGATTGTGTTGTCAGTAATAGATCCAACTGAACCAAATGGATTTGCTTCAGTAAAGTCAATGATCTGGTTATCAAGTGTTTCAAAGTCATTGTTTTGATCGTACTCAAGATTTTGATTATCGATCGTATTATATGTAGCAGTTGTCCAAGATGCACTAGATGTTCCACCAGTGACAGTCTCAGGAACTGTAAATGTACCAGAACGATTAATAACGATCAATGTTCTAGTAGCAGCGTCAAAAGACTTAACTTCAGCAGTGACATTAGATGTACCACCAGTAATAGTTTCACCTACTGTAAAGGTGCCAGTGCCACCTGCTACAAGACCAACTGTAATCGCATTTGCAAATGCAGTCTCGATTGCATCGAGTTCTGTGATACCTGTGTTGATCTCCTCGTCGCTGTACTCGAATAGTTCACATTGACATTCCCAAACATAATTTCTACCTAACTGATAGAATGGTCTCTCTACTTCTACAAATTTGATTTCAAATAAATGTTTGGTTATTGGGAACCAAATTAAGTCCCCTTCGTTTGGTCTCCCTTCGACGTTAAGCGTGACACTGTCGTCCACATGCTCTTTAAATTTCTCACGGGAGAATATAAAAGTTGTCTTGTCTTCAATACGGATTCCAAATTTACTAAGTAGCTCACCTTGTCCTTCCCATCCTTCAACATTATTGACATATGCTCTAATTGCTTTCGCACTTTCAAATTTTCCATCCGAGTCTTCTTCAAAGACTGAATCTTTGTTGACAATCGTTCTCGGAACATAGTAAATGTCTTGCCCATAAATCTCGATACTTTCTACTACTAGATTTTCAATAAATTTTTGTTCTTGTGAGGATGCGTTTGCTTTTAAACGTCCTGCATTAGAATAATCTGACTGAACGTAATCCTGAGCTGGTGAGTTCTGAATTGCCATATTATCCTATTAGATCTAGTGGTGGTATTTCATAGCGATCACGAATATCTTTTTCAAGATCTTCCTTGAATTTACTTGCGTCTTCAAGGATTTGACGACCGTTAAGAGTCACCCCACCTAACATTTGAATACCATCATACTTGCTAAGGTTCCTACCCCACTGCTGTTGGAATAGTGCCTCAACATAATCCTTCAACCAGTTGTCATTGAACATGTCAGTAAAGGTTGTAGGATCTTGACGCATAGTCATGTCTACCATTATATAGTCCCCGACTGTAAGATCATCCCAGTCGAAGTCCAAATAAAGTCTGTTTGAATGTTCATTCCATTTAACTCTTCTATTTGCTTGAGAGTTAGTCACGAAGTCAAGAGTCTCTAAGTATTGAGATGTTAGGAAGTAATGTAATATCTGTCCATGTGTCATGGAGTAGATATCATTTAAGAATATTTGATATTTAATATTGAAAATATTACCAGGTACTATGCTTGATGCACCTATGTTTGTATATACATGATTGATACCTAAAGTACCAGGCGGTGTAGAAACGTAATTATCTTGTCCATACCAAGGAGTTGATCCTTCTTGAGTAAATCCTTTTGCCTGTGTCTTGATAGCTTCAGTGACTTCTATTCTCATAAAGGTTTGAAAACTACCATTGTAATGGTATTCTTGATAGTAATCTATTGCTTCTTCTACCAAATCATCCAGCTGCTCAGTGGCAACGTTAATATCTATCGTAGGAAATCCTAATCTACGAAGAGCATAGTCTTTTAATTCTGTTTTACTTGCAGGTCTTGTAGCAGACATAGTTTATTAACCGAATGAACTGATAGTTAAGTTAGTTACATCATTAGCACCAACTGTTTCTCCTTTCTTGAAGAATCCAGATACATTATCAACTGTGACCGATGAGGAATCCATGGCTGTTATAACTCCCGAACTGTTGGAAGTTGTTCCAGTCAGTGTTGCTCCAATCTCCATAGTTGTGATGTCGGATAGACTGAAGGTAGCATTAGTGAATACAGTTGCAACGTTAACAGTTGCGTTAGTAAAGATCGTAGCAATATCAATTGTTGCTCCATTTCCATGAATCTCTGATACTGGGATTGTACATCCATTTCCATGAATTGCAGATACTGGAATCTGTGCTCCATTTCCATGAATCGCTGTGACATCAAAGGTAAGATCAGCACCACCGCCACCACCTAATTGAGCATCGGCAACTGTAACTGTCTCATTAACAATGAAACCTGATCCATCATCTGTGACAGTGATAGAATCAACAGTACCACCAACTCCAATAACAACGGTGAATGTTGCATTAGCACCTGATGCCTGAGTAGCATAATCAGATGTTCCTAAGGTATAAGTGCCAGGAGTTCTTGATGAATCAGTTGCACCAAAGTTTCCTACGGTCTTAATACCAGATGCATTAGCGTTAACAATAGTTATAACTTCGGATGCTGCATATCCAGATCCATCGTTATTAATTGTTGCATCTGTTATAACTCCATTTGAAGTTGTAATATCAAGAGTCAATCCAGTTCCTGATCCAGATGATGTTGTAGCGATAGCAGTTCCGTTTGCGTATCCTGTACCTGGATCGCTGAATGAACCAAGAGTCTTAACTCCACCTGAGTTAGCATTTACGATTGTAATAGTATCTGAAGCAGTATATCCAGATCCATCATTATTAATTGCTACTGCTGTAATCGCACCAGAGGCATCTACAGATGATATATCAACAGTAAAGTTTGAACCAGATCCATCATTGGTTGTTGCGATTGCAGTTCCAGTTGCGTATCCTGTTCCTGCAGTAGCGATAGATCCAAGTGTCTTAACACCAGATGCATTAGCATTTACGATTGTAATAGTATCATCAACTGCGTATCCAGATCCTGCACCATTTATTGCTACACCTGTGACAACTCCNTTTGAAGTTGTTAAGTNAAGTGTTAAACCAGATCCAGAACCAACAGTTGTTGTAGCAATAGCAGTTCCGTTTGCATATCCTGTACCACCTACAAGTGTGTCAACTGTTGCTGCACCACCTGCGTTAGGGTTCGTAATTGTGATTGTATCACCTGCAGCATATCCTGTTCCTACAGCATTAATAACAACGTTTGTTATTGCTCCGTTTCCATCGACTGTAGTATTGACTGTTAGGGCATCATCACCAGATCCAGAGTTTGTTGTAGCAACACCAGTTCCTGCTGAAAATCCACCAACACCACCAGATAATGTACCCAAGTTAAGAGTATCAACACCACCAAGATTGGAGTTAGGAATTGTTATTGTTTCTCCTATCACATAATCAGTTCCTGCTTGATTCAATGCAATTGCTGTAATAGCACCATCAGCATTTACTGTAGTATCAACTGTCAATCCAGTTCCTAATGCAGATGCTGTTGTGGCAACGTTTGTCCCAGCTGTGTATCCACCAACACCATTTGATGATATTGATCCAAGAGTGACAACTGAACCAGGTGTAGGATCACCAGATAGATTTAGTTTTAATGTAGTAGAAGTTGCAAGATTATTCAACATTGCTTTGAGTTGCTCAAACGCATGATCAAGTTTTGTTTGTACTCTTGCTTCTGTATGATATAGATTAGTTCCTTCTGCAAGGTTTGTAGTAGTCTTCTGACTTAGATCTAAGTTTGCACCAGTCGCAGCAGCAACTCTTGCATCTGCTCTAGTATCTGTAAAGAATACGTTTGTAGATCCTTCAGTTAGATTATCAGTATTGATATCTGACTGAGTTACAGCAAGTCCACCTGCACCATCATGCTCAATACCTGTACCATATGTAAAGTGTCCTCTGGTTCTTGCAGCAGTAGTGTATAGATTATTAAGTCCTTCAGATAAAGCATCAGTATCATGATTATTAATATTCGCTGCTTGAGTTGCAGTTCCAGTTAAATTACCTGTAATAGTAGTGATGGCAGCAGCGTCAGCAAAAACGTTCATGTACTTTTTAGTACTAGAACCTAGACTGTATACTCCATTTGTATCAGGAATTATATTAGCTGATTCAGTTGTATTTGCTACAAGATTACCTGTGACATTACCNNNNAAATTACCTGTAGTAGTACCAATAGAAGCAGCATCAGCAAAAATATTTTGCCATTTTAAGGTAGAAGAACCTAAATCATATGTTGAATTTAAAGCAGGATCTATATCCTTAGCTTGAGTTGTTGCAGCTTCAAGATTACCAGTAAGATTACCAACTACATTACCTGTGACAGTACCAATAGAAGCAGCGTCAGCAAAAATATCTTGCCATTTTAAGGAACTAGAACCTAAGTCGTATGTTGAATTTAAAGCAGGTTTAATATCTTTAGCTTCAGTTGTAGCTGCTAAAAGATTACCTGTAAGATTACCAACTACATTACCTGTAGTAGTAGCAATAGCAGCAGCATCAGCGTAAATATTTTGCCATTTTAAGGTAGAAGAACCTAAATCGTATGTTGAATTTGTATCGGGTTTAATATCTTTAGCTAAAGTGGTAGCTGCTACAAGATTACCTGTGACATTACCAGTCAAATTACCTGTAATAGCATCAATATTTCCTGCATCAGCATGAATATTTGCCCATTGTTTAGTGCTAGAACCTAAATCGTACGATGAATTTAAAGTAGGAACTATATTTTTGGATTCAGTTGTAGTTGCTACAAGATTACCCGTTACATTACCGACCAAATTACCTGTGGTGGTGGCGATTGCAGCAGCATCAGCATGAATATTTGCCCATTTTAAGGTAGAAGAACCTAAATCGTACGATGAATTTAAAGCAGGTTTAATATCTTTAGCTTCAGTTGTAGCTGCTACAAGATTACCAGTAAGATTTCCTATTACATTACCTGTAGTAGTACCAATAGAGGCAGCATCAGCATGGATATTTGCCCATTTTAAGGAACTAGAACCTAAATCGTATGTTGAATTTATAGCAGGATCTATATCTTTAGCTTGAGTGGTAGCTGCTACAAGATTACCTGTTACATTACCAATTAAATTACCTGTGGTAGTAGTAATGGTAGCAGCATCAGCATGGATATTTGCCCATTTTGCAGAACTAGAACCTAAATCATATGTTGAATTTGTTTCAGGTTTAATATCTTTAGCTAAAGTGGTAGATTTTATAAGATTACCTGAGAAAGAAGTAGCAGTAATTACGTTAGAAGCAAAATTACCAGATGCATCACGTAAGACTAAGTTGTTTGCAGCGTTTGTACTTGCAGATGCTACGTTGATTGTAGTATTACCAGATACACCATCAGCATTTGTTAGTGTAATACCAGAAGATGCTGTGACTTGGAACGTACGATGAGCATAACTATTCGCACCATCTCTGACCATATATCCTGTACCAGTCTGTGCAGCAAGTGCAGTTATATCTGCATCATTAAATGTAACTGTAAGTGTTGGATCAGAAGCACCATTGATTGATACTGAACCATCTACTACACCATCAATAGTAAGTGTTCTTGCAGTCTTCCATGCATCAGCAGTTGATGCGTTTCCTAAGAATCCTGCAGCAGCACCAGTTCCAGTTGCAGCAGTGATTTGTCCTGCAGAGAAATTACCAGATGATCTAGTTACAACACTATTACCAGTTGTGTCTGTAGCACTTGTAGTTAATCCATCAAGGAAATCTGCGTTAAGATTATTGACTTTAGTTGAAGATGCAACTACGAATGGTGCAACACCCTGAGCAAGTTGAGAAATTATCTGACCATCAACTGTTGCTGTACCATCAACATTTAAGTTATTATCAATATCAACAGATGTACCTGCACCAGTGACATTTAAAGAACCAATTCTTAATGCAGCATCAGTTCCTGAGAAAACTTCACTACTATTAGTAGCAGTAGTTAAGAAAGTAAATTCTTGAGTTGATCTATCAAATCCAAAGAAACCAAGTTTAGCAGATCCATCAAAATATCTAAATTCAATACCCCTATCTTTACCATCGTTTGATGCAGGAGCAGTATCACCACCTAGAGTAAATACAGGATCATCTATAGTGACCGTTGTTGAGTTAACTGTAGAAGTTGTACCATTAACTGTAAGATTACCTGTGACAATTAAGTTAGACTGGGCATTAACATCTCCAGCTACAGTTAAATCACCTTGTGATACCGTATTACCATTGTCGGTATCTATCGTAAACTTATCAACAGCACCAGCTGTTTGTACTTTGAAGAACTTATTATCTGCCTTAACAATTAATTGGTTCTCAACGATTGTTGAACCTGATATATTTGCACTACTATTAAGATCAAGA